TTAACGTATCCACGCAGCTCGTCGCTGGGCCCGCCCCAGGAGAACTGCCAACGCCAGTATCCCTCCAACTGGTCGGTGAATGTATGCGGTTCTACGTAATCAAAGCCCAGTGGCTCAAACTCATTGTTCTTTAAATCTTTCTGCCTCAGCTGCCACTGTTCGTTTATGCGCTCTGCGCACGTCTTCTCGTAATCCTTCTGTAATGCTTCAGTCATTGTTCTACCTTTCTTTGATACTTATATAGTCCCATCTTATTAGATAGTCAATAGCTAATCCAACTTTTGTTCCACAGGAGTCAGCAGGTGTAGCTGCACCATTCATCTTACTACTAGTGTAACGGGATCTTCCGTCTGCCAATGGAGATGCAGACTGGTATGCCGTACCTGCAGCTGGGAAGGAAGACTGTAACTATACTGGTGGAGCTTCGGGCTTCGACAATGGAGAATGGAGAATGTAGTCCTGGATCTCTGCCCAGGCTGCGGGGGACGCTGGAATGGTCCATGACTTAGATGCGTACTTAGGGGACAATGCGGCGATGGAGATGGCGATGGAGCTCGGAAATACACAGATCAACCTCTGCTCGTGGTGGTTTAGCATAATAAATGAACGACCCCCTTGTAAACTATGGCTAAAATGCCAGCTTTTCTGAAAAGGACTCATCTTCGATTTGTTGACTTTTGTTGACGTTTTCAACTCTAAAAAGAACATTATTCCGTCCTTACAACCATAGACATCTGGCACTCCTGGTGAAGCCCAGCTTTCCAATCTAGTAAAGAAAACATCAGGCATATTGTCCTTAATGGACTTCCAAAACTTTGACTCAGACTTCATTGGTGATCCCAGTAAGATTCGAACTTACGACCCAATCATTAAAAGTGATTTGCTCTACCGACTGAGCTATGGGATCAAAATACATAGAACAATAGAAATAATAAACCTATTGGTATAACAATATATTTCAAGCCACCTAACATAAACAAACCAAATATAAGCGTCCACACACTATCTCTTCTAGGTAGTACTGGTTTCATGGCTGTAACCTCATCAACTCTTGTAATTTGTTAAACCAAAGCAAACGAAACTCAAAGTTCTCTGCTCTGATCATAGCTTGTTCCAACCAACCAACACGATTCCAAAACAACTGCTCTGTCATCGGAAGTGGGTTATACTCTGTTACTGGTGCATACACACCATCGAAGATATGTGTGTAATCATAATTTTTACCCATCTTGATTTGCTCCCTCACTACCTTTATCTTGTTCTGTAACATAGGCATCAATCATATTAGCAATAAAATTAAATTCTATTTCTGGTGATCCCTGTGATTTAGCTGACCAATCAATTTTACCATTTGTCTTACAAATACCAGCAATTGTTTTTAACATTTGTAAAGGGCTCATCTTACCCTCTCTGTAACTTGTCATCTTTCATTCTCCTTAACATTAATTACTAACTCAATAGTCCTATCAGACCATTCACCATTAACAGATTCATTCCATTGCTCTAGTAAAGGCACTAACTTTTTGAAACTAATATCTAAACCATCAATCGTACCTAACATTTGATTTTTCTTTCTTTTACCATTAGTCCACATTGTACCAATATTATTAACTACGTATTTATCTATATGCATAACTTTCTCCTTTTTTATATGCTGTAGGCACCTGTTTTTTTGCAGACTGCTTTCGCCTACGAGCATGTTTACTATATACTCCCAACTAATTAGATAGTCAAGACTTATTTTCTAATTCTTTTATTTCTTCAAAAGTTGTTTCAATACTGTATTGTTCTTTCAACTCCTGTAATCTTTTCTCCACATCTTCTTTTGACATTGAATCAATAGTGCCAGTTAAAATTTCTTTCTTATCAACATACAAACCAGCTATCTGTCCTCTCCTGGTCTCTGCTGCAACTGCTGCATTAAAATTACCTGCTGTACTAGCTGCGTCTCTTAATCTTGATAATGTAGCAAGTGATCTCTCTTGTGTGCATTTGTATCTTTCAACATTAGCTCGGAGTTCAGAATCAATAGCTTTAGCCACTTTTGGGTATAGTTCTGGGTTCTGCAACCTGGATGCCAGCTCACGAGAACTTTTTTTACTATAACCAGCTTCAGCAGCGCACTGTGATGCAGATTTTATTCCTTCTGAATGCACAAGTAACAACACAAACTTTCTTTGTTTAGGTGTCAAATCATACAATGAATCAGACAGTGGTTGTGGCAGTTGTTCTGCAGTTTCTATAGATGTATTTTCCAAAGTAATTTAATATAATAAAAAATCCTACAAAATGCGAGTTTTTTTCGTAAAATAACTACTATTTGGTAACATAGGTAACATGTAAAGATATATTGATGTTACCTAAAAAGGTAAGTATTCTGCTAGTTGTAACATGGTAACATGGTAACACGTAGGTATAATAAATTACTAGATAACTTTATCTAGGTAAAAACATCTATACAAATAGCGATTTAACTAAAAAACTTTGGATCTTCACGCACTAATCGTAATGCTTTGTCCAATGCCTCTCTACCTTCTGTAACTATCTGCTCCCACTCTTGTGGCGTGTAAGTTCTATTAAATTTGGTATTAAAGAACTCCACATGGAAGTTCGGGCATTTGTTACACTTTTTTACGGTTCTTATCGGGCTTGTTGGCAGTGTTGTGTACATAACGTTTTATCCTTTGTAATGGAAATAAAACCACATTCTCGGGTAATTTTTTCTTAAAATATATGGAATCCATGATTTGCATGTGTTTGATACGGTCGAGTTGGTTGGTCCGTGATGCGAGGATCGTGTCCAACAAGTCTCTTTGTTTCAATATTTCTTCGTGGTTCATACTATCCTTTCCTCTTTGTGTGTCCCCACCTGGCGATACCAGTGCAGGGACACTACTCGGGAGTGAAAAATGAAAAAAATATTTCTCGCCCCGAAAGATAGTACAAATTTAGTGCTTACGCAACTAAAAAGGTGGTTCTTTACCTTTACGAACTGTCGATATTGGACTCGATTGGATAAATTTTGTAGTTTTTAAAGCCTTCATCTCCTTCGACGTCAAGCGGCGGACCGTAGTAGACGGAATGACTACCTCCGCCGTCGTTCCAAGACTGGTGATAGTGTTCATCATCCTTTGTTTCGCCCTGCGAGTTACATACTTTGCATTGTTCAATGCTTTGTTCTCCTTCCCAGCTTAGCCTTAGATATCCATTCCCTTTGCAATTGAAACATATCATGTTCTTCTCCTTTCTCATCGACAACCATACTACCAACATTTTGTGCTGTCAGTAGATATATATCGCCATATCTTTTTCTAATTATATTCTCAATTCTATGTAGCTTGATACGAACCAAGTATTCATCCTTGGTCCGTGGATCACGCTTCGCCTTCTTATTTAATTTAAACATTTCATTTGTTAAACGTTGTATCAAACTAAGTTTTGGCATCAATCTTTCTCTTTCTCGCTTCTTGCTTTACTAAATATGTTATCTCCATACCTGCAGACCTATCATCTAGTGCAGCTAATTTCTTTAATATTTTATACGTCTCAACGGCCACTGCCACCGACTTGAACTTCTTGATATCCATCTTCATCCTCTGGTTTATCATCGTACTTGTGATTCAATAGCTCGACATCACCAAGATCAATTGTAGGTTGACTAAGTGAATGGGCCACGGGCGGTGTAAACTTACGACCACAATTTTTAGCGAGTTTCGTCCATGTCTCAGCATACTCTTGGTAATGCTTCATCATAGGCTCATCGTTAATCATACGTGAATCATTAGCACGCATTAAATTTATCTTGGCCCTAGCTAGTCTAGTACCAAGCTTAAAGCCTTCTTTAAATACAGCTTCGTAGTCTTTTTTTAGTACAGTCATTACTTTCTCCTTCTAAATTATTTATCGGAGGATCTTACGGCAACGAACCAATTGGTTCTCCGAGGCCCCACCTCCGATAAACTTTGTGAGTAGGGGGATTCTTTGACTACCCCCAACCTTTTCCCGACAAATCAAACCTTATGAGTTTAACTAGTACTTCAGAACCACCCTCGGACCCTTCAGGCATTTGCCCATATCTTTCCTAAAGTGTGCCTTACTACCTTGTTACAGTTGTTCAGCCATACTCTGAGAACCTTGCAATGTTCTCATTTAATTGTATATATAAACTAATAAAGTGGGATTGTCAAGTACCTAATGTATTAAACATCATGGTTTCAACACATTTTACTTCATAATAAAACTGCTCAATACCGTTTTTCAATGCCCATTGCTCTGTGTACACAGATTTAAGTTCTTTCTTCACCATGCATTCCTGTTCAGAATAAGTTATTTCACTAATGTGTTTGATACCTGGACTGTCGGGTAAAGATAAAAATACAAATAATACCCAAATCTTAATCACCAGCGTCGCCCCAGTTGTCGCCCATTTCAACATCTACTTTATTTGGCACTTGTAATTCAATTGCATGTTCCATGATCTCTTTAATTTTAGACTTATCTTTGTCATTAGCAACAGAAAAATCTAACTCGTCATGTACTTGAATGTGCGCCGTGTAGCCTTCTTTAGACAACTCGAGCATTGCTTTCTTTGTTTGATCAGCTGCAGACCCTTGTATTAAACGGTTTAATGCTTTGTAGGTCCAAGCTCTTTTAATCATATGTTCGCCGTATTCTCGTTGAGCTTCATGCAATGGTAGTGCTTTTTTGCCCCACTCATTACTTGGCTCCCATTGATCAAAACGACATCTTCTACCTTCAATTGTCGATAGAAAACCTTTATCACTAGCTTTACGCATTGTATCCATCATAAGTTTTTTTACAAACGGTACTCGTTCGTGATACCCAGCTAACAAATCTTCAGCTTGTTCTAGGTCCACACCTAACTGAGACATCAACTTACCTTTGCCCATACCGTAAAACAAACCAAGATTAATTGTCTTTGCTTGCTTACGAGGTATGTCTGCCAAGTCAGATACCATCTGGTGAAAGTCAGTAGCCTCATCTTCTTTGTATGAATCAACAAATTTTCCTGCGCCTAAATAATTTTTAAGACTAGCATAGTGTACCACGAGCCGTGGTTCTTGTTGCGAGTAATCAAAGATACCCCACTTACAATCTTTCTCAGGTATAAATATACTTCTGATCAGTGGGCCGAGAATAGCGTGCCTTGCTGGAATCTGCTGTAAGTTAGGATTACTGTAACTGAATCTACCTGTTACTGTTCCGCCTTCGTCTGAACGCATTTGGTGGATCTCAGCGTGAATCCTCCCACGGTGCGAATGCTTGAGGATCGTATCGATGAACGTTGTTCTCGCTTTATTAATCTCTCGACATTCGACAACCATCTTGGCAAGCGGGCTGTCATGAGTCGCAAGAAAGTTCTTGTCAAACTTTGGTTTCCCCGTTGGTGTAGTATCAAATGCCAGGTTAAGTTTCTCGAATGCCTTTGCAACACTTGCAGCGGCCCATACTTCGACATCAATGCCAGTAAGTTTTTTAATGGATCGTAAGATGTTATTTTCTTTATTAAGTAGATCATTTTTTATTTTATCTGCTTTTTCTAGGTCAACCCTAACGCCCTTTTGTTTCATGTCAAACAAAACTGGAAATAGGTCTGTTTCTAGCTCAAAAATGTTTGTTAAATTTTGTCGTAATATTTCTGTACGTAAGTGATTCCACAAGCGTAGCGTTACAGCCGCATCTTGTTCTGCATATTCTCCTACATGTGAGGCAGGAAGCTTCCATAGTTCTCCTTTAGGATCAAGGCCCCACATCTTTGCTGCTTCGTAG